GCCAGATCCTGCACGCCGAAGACTTCAAGATCGTTGACAGCGCATCTGGCTATTTCTTCAGCAACTGCGTCGCATAACTCTGGCGTAAGCCACTGGAGTTCCCATGAAAGACATTACCAAACTCCCCGCGCAACTCTGGCTCCAGGCGGGCAGCGGCGCGGGGGTCGCAACTTTGAGCGGCAACCGCACCCTGAATGGGGAAAGTGCCCATTTTCAGATTCTGACCCCTTCCGGGGCGAACCGAGATGTGACTCTCCCCAACCTGGGCACGACCGCCACCGGAAACGGCCAATGGTTCGTCATCCGCAACGCGGGCAGTACCTACAACCTCGTGGTCAAGGATTCGGGCGGTTCGACCGTTGCAACGCTCCCCCCCGGCGCGTTCCAGTGGTTCGTTTCCGCGCGCGTCAGTGGCACCAACGCATGGTACCAGTCGTTCTCCGACCTCGCCCTGATGGGTGCGGTAGCCCTCACCGGGCGCCTCACCACCACGGACGGCGTTGCCAGTGGCGATGCGCGGATCGTGGGCGGAAACGTCCATACCAAGACCGCCACCACCACCGTCAGCAACACCACGACGGAGACGACGATTGGCAGCCACGCCCTGGCCGCCAACGTCATCAAAGCCGGAACCACGGTGCGGATTCGTGGCTCGCTGCGGGTGACTGGCGTCAACGCCACCCCCACGGTGACGTTGAAGATCAAGCTCGGTTCTACCGCCATTATGACCACGACAACCCTCTCGATGATCGCCAACGACATCGCAGTGTTTGACGCGGACATCACTGGGACCGAGGCGGCGGGCGCATCGACTACGGTCCATGCCTCTGCCCGCGTCACCGCGTCACAGTCTGGTACCCCCGTATCGGCGGGCGCCGCCCCTGCCCCAATCGCCTCGGTAGCCACCAACGGCGCCCTGACGGTTTCGGCGACGGTCACCTGGTCAGCCGCCCACGCCAGCAACGTTCTGGTCGGGCAGCAGTTCAGCGTGGATGTGGTCGGGTAATATGGCTTGGAACTATACAAACACGCCCGGCACTGCGAACGCTACAGAGCGCCGTGATGCCGTGCGTGCTTTGTGTGGGGACACCGTGAGCACCAACCCCCTCCAGACTGACGAACAAATCGCGTTCTACCTCGCACAGAGCGCGAGCAACGTCTATGGAGCAGCGGCTTTGGCGTGCGACGCCATCGCCGCATGGTTCGCCGCCCAGAAGGCGGACTCCCTCAAAATCGGCCAGACCTCGGTAGATTACGGCTCCAAAGCCGAACAATACCGGGCGATGGCCGCCCAATACCGCGCGATGCGTACCGCCCGGAGTGGTGGCATCTTCTTTGGCGGTGTCAATGTGGCGGATAACCTGAGCTATGCCCAGGATTCGTCCATTGTGCAGCCGCCCACCTTTCAAGGCCAGGATTCGTACCCTGGCACCTCGCCCCCCCTTGGTACCGAACAGCAGGAGGGCCGATAATGTCGCTTGACCCTGCTCTTGTATCGCTTCTCACTGACACCGTGACCATCGCCAGCGTCACCGGGCGCGGCACCTCTGGTCAGCCCACCTACGGCACCAAGACCGCCTACCCTGCCCGCGTGGAGCGCCACGACCGCCTGATAGACAAGGCCGATGGCACAAAACTCGCCGTCAGCCACACGATCTTCCTCAACACCGACCGCGCCCCGAAGCTGATGGACCGCATCTGGCTCCCTGGCGATTCGACCTCGGATAACACCCTCTCCCTCCCCATCCTGCATGTCAGCCCCTTCCCCGGCCTGACCTCCGGTTCGACCTCCCACTACGAGATTGCGGTGAGTCGAAATGCAACTTGATAGCCGCGAGCTGGTTACCCGCCTTGACCGCCTCAAGGGTGCTCTCCCCCGCGTCATCGCCGGCGCCGTCTTTGAGGTAGCCCAGGAAGCCATGACCGAGAGCAAGGCGCTTGTCCCGGTCGATACCGGCGTTCTCCGCGCCACTGGCTACGTTGCACCCCCCGAAATCGGGAACGGCACGGCGTCAGTGGAGGTCGGATACAACACCCCCTATGCAGCCCGCGTCCATGAGGATTTGACCGCCAACCACCCCAACGGTGGACAGGCGAAATACCTGGAAACGGCCCTACAACCCCGTCGCATCCGTGGCCGCATCGTGACACGCATCAAACGCGGGATGGAGGCCGTCAATGGCTAACCCCGCAACCCTGCCTGCCGCTGCCATTGTAGCCCTCTTAACAGGTCAAGCCGGACTCACCGCTGGCACCAACCTGTTCAGCACCGCCGAACTGGCCCAGGATGCGTTTGTTCCGGCCCAGGCGGTGTTTGTGCAGGAATACGGCGGCGAAACCCCGCAGCCCTATTTCGGCAACTCCGCTGACTTGCGGGACTTCTCGGTACAGATCCTGGTTCGCGGCAACCCAGAAGACCCAGACGGTACCCGGACCCTGGCTTGGGCGATCTGGCCCCTGTTGCAGCGCGCATCCTCCTCCGGCTATATCGACGTTCGATGCCGCAACTCTGGACCCCTGTACCTGGGCCTGGACGAAGTAGCGCGGCCCAAGTACACCATCAACCTCTCACTCCGCTTCAAGGGATAAGCCATGCCAAACGCAGGTTATTCAACCGCCGTCAGCTTTTCGACGGATGACTCAAGCTACAACGCCATCGACGGTATCAAGAACTTCTCCGGCGACCTGACCGCCGACGAGTTGGATACCACCGACTTCAGCGACACCCAATGGCGCACCCGTATCCAGGGCTTGAAGTCCGGTTCTTTCACCATTGATGGCGATTACGAGCCGAGCGATACCGCCCAGACTGCGCTCAAGACCCTGTTCACCTCTGGCGCCACCGGCTACATCAAAGTCCTGTTTGATGGCACCAACGGCTACAAATGCGCCGTCAAGGTCATGAGCTACAGCCCTGGTTCTGCGGTCGATGGCCTCGCCTCGTTTAGCTGCAACCTCAGCTCGGTAGCCGCCCCCACCTTCCTTCCCTAAGGTCACCAATGCCCACCGCCGCATACAACACCACCGTCAAAATCCAAGGCACATCCACGGCTTTCACGGGTACTGCGACGACCGGGGCAACCACGACCTGGCAGATCAGCGACACCAGCAAGCAGGTTCTGGACCCCTCCGTGACGCCCGACTGGTACGACAACGGCACCCCCATCTCAAGTGGGGACGTTTCCAGCGTCGATTACCTCACCGGAACCGTGGTTTTTACCGGTTCCAAGACCGGACCCATCACCGCTGACGGCTCATACCTGCCTCTGCTGACGATTGCCGAGTGCTACAGCGCCAACATCACGCTTGAAGCTGCCGAACTCGACACCTCGGTATTCGGCTCCCAATGGCGCACCCGCATCCAGGGCTTGAAGTCGCTCTCTTGCGACATTGAGAGCTACACCCTGCTCAATACCGACCAGGATTCCGGTGCAGGCACCCGCACCCTGGAAGGCGTCTTTACCAACGACACCACCGTGTTGCTGGAAATCGACCCCACCGGGGCAGGCGCTGGCTACCGTTACCGAGCGTTCGCGAAGATGCTCAACGCATCCAGTAGCAGCGCCGTTGATGGTCTGGTGCAAACAACGCCGTCTTTCCTCTCAGTTGCCGTCACCGCTGCGGACGGCACCATCGTCACCGTGACGACGACCGCATAGCAGCATCAACCTCAAGGAGACACCATGGACCTTCGTTCCGCCCTACTGGGCAAGCCCAAGCCGCCCCCGCATATTGCCGAGGTCAAACTCGGCGAAACCACCTGCCGCTATGGGTTTCGCGCCCCCACCCTCGCCGACATGCAGGCAGCAGAGAAGCAGCCCGACAACATCGGAAAAGGCGTGCTTCTCCTTATCCTTCTCACCGTGGACCCGGACACCCAGAAGGCCGTCTTTACGATGGCAGACAAAGACGGCCTCATGCAGATGGAGCCTGCCGACTTCGGCGCCTTGACCGAGGCTATGTCCCCGGTCCTCTCGGCAAAAAAGCCCGCCCCCTCCGACACTGGGACGGTAGCCGCGCCCTCCTCTGCCGGATAGCGTTGGAACTCAAGATCGGCACCATGGACGAGATAGCCGAGAGGCTTACTGTCGATGAGGCCGGTGAGTGGGCGCAGTACTTCAAAGAGCGCGACGAAGCCGAGAAAAAGGCGCGTCAAGAAGCGAAATCTAAGGGCAGGAGGCGGTGATGGCTGAACTCGGTACACTCTGGGCAAAAATCAAGCTCGACTCTACCGAGTTCTCCAAGGGCGTCGATAAGGTCACTTCCGCGCTCTCTGGCCTCACCACCGCCTCCGCCGCAGCCGGCGCCGCCATCGCCGGTCTGTTTGCCGCTGCCACAGCGGAAGGGTTAAGGTTCGCGGCCCAACTTGAGCAATTGCAGATGGGCTTTACCACCCTGCTTGGCTCTGGTGGCGCCGCTGACGATTTCATCCGGTCCATGCAGGACTTCGCCGCCCGCACCCCGTTCCAGTTTGAGGACGTAGCCCAGGGCGCCCGCCGCCTCATGGCCATGGGCATCGAAGCCGAGCACACCCTCCCCCTGCTCTCTGCCATCGGGGACCGGGTGTCTGCGATGGGCGGCGGTGCAGCCGAAGTCAACCGCGTCATCACCGCATTAGGCCAGATGAACGCCAAGACTCGCGTTGCAACGCAGGAGATCAACCAACTTACCGAGGTGGGGATCTCCGGCTTCGGGCTGCTTGCCAAAGAGCTTGGCAAGACCGTCCCTGAAGTGATTGCGATGGTGGAAGCGCGAGAAGTGGACAGCGCCACCTTCCTCAAAGCCTTCATGCACACCACGGCCAACGAGGTCGGGGGCATGATGGAGCGTCAAAGCACCACCCTGATCGGCCTGGTCAGCACCCTCAAGGACCGGGTGAGCATCGGCCTCGCTGACGCCGCGAAGCCCATGATCGAGCCGCTGAAGCAGGCGATTCCCGAGGTCACGGCGTTTGTGGGCAACGTCATCGCCGCCGTGGGTCCGTTGATTTCCGGGCTGGGCGAAGTGGTGACGGCGGGGAGCAAGGCAATCGCGTGGTTCAACGCCTTAGACGCCGCGACCCAGAAGGCGGTTCTCGGCTTCGGGGTGCTTGGGGCTACCCTCCCGGCGATGGTGGGCGGGGTTGCAGCCCTGGCCTCTGGCGTGGCAGCGGCAATTGCGGCCCTCGCGCCCTATGGGCCGATGTTGGCCACTGCCCTAAGCCCGGAGGTGGTTCTGCCTCTGATCGCCGCCCTATCGGCTCTACAGGCGATTGCAGGCGATGTGTGGGGCGCGTTCTCGTTGGACGGTGAGGGCGCGATGGACACCATCCAGCGCCTCGCCACCACGATGATGGGCGTGCTCGGCCCCGCAGCGGACTACCTGGGCGCGGTGTTCGAGGCGTTCCTGGGCGGCTTTCGGGTGGGGTGGATGGAGATGTACGCGGACTTCTCGTATTTGGGCGTTGGCCTGCTACAGTTGACAGGGCTGATGTGGCAGTTCATCGAAACCATCACCGGAACCGACTTTGGGGCTGAGAAGTGGGCGGTTGTGGGCGAACTTATTGGGCAAGTCACGAAGAAGCTTGTGATGTTTATCGGCGACGGTTTGGCGGTGGCGCTGGACTATGCAACTCTGCTCACCACCGCGTTCCTCCCAATGGCAGCGGCGATCGGCACGTTTGTAGATGGACTTCTCGGGCTGGTGACGGGCAGTTATGACGCCGGCGAAGCGTTCGGCAAGATGACGATGAGTATCATCTGGGCGATGGTTTCGACCGCCGCCGCCGTTGGGCAGATCGTGGGCGGACTGGTTGCGATGGTAGCCGACGCCCTTGCCGGGCTGTTGGAGGTGACGCCAGGGATGAGTGGGATCGCCGGGTCGCTCAAATCAGCGGGCGCGGACATCCGAAGCGAGATGACCTCGTTTGCGACGGGGCTTCTGAGCGACATTGCAGGCGGAAGCACGTTCAACATGGAGGACGACGTAAACGCCGCCGCCGGGTCGGTAGCCGAGTTCTCGATGATCACCGACGCCGCCGCAACCTCGACCACCAATTACGCCAACGCCCTCGATGGGCTGGTCGGGGTGCTGAGCGGCGCGCAGGGCAAGGCATCCAAGGCAAAGACCGAGAAAGCCGCCAAGGTCAAGGAATACGACCCGTTCTCTGACACCGCCGCCGCCTTCGGGATGACCGGCGATGAACTGAGCAACCGCATCGAAGAGCTCCTGCCCAAACCTACCAAAGCCGTTGAGTATGACCCCCTGGCAGACACCGCCGCCGCGTTCGGGATGACGGTGGAGGAATTCACCGCCCGCACCGAAGAACTGGACAAGGCAACGAAAGACCGGATTGAGGCGGAGAAAGATGCGATTGAGGCCATGTCTGCTTTCAAGGCGTCCATCGGTAGCAAACTCATGGGCGGGCTTGGGAAGCTCCAAGAGTTGATCAACAGCACCGTCAGCGGGTTCCAGTCCGGGGGCGTGTGGGGGGCATTGATCGCCGCGTTGGTTGAGTTGTTGATCAATAGCGAAACGATGGCCAACATAACAAAAACGCTGGATGATGTGTTTGGGGACATTGCCAATGCGGTTGGGCAACTGTTGGTAGGCGTTCATCTGGTAGTCGGAAACATGCTTCTTCTGGTTGCGCAACTGGTCAACGGCTTGGCGCCACTGTTTGAGTTTGTGTCAGATATATTCGCTGGGATTGCGCCACTGTTGATTGTGTTGGGTGTCGTGGTAGGGACGTTTGCTGATTTATTGAGCACCATTCTGGCACCGCTTGAGGGGGTCATGGGTATCCTGTCACTCGCCTTTGAGGGGTTGTTCCTGCTCTTGAAGGGCGTGGCACAGATCATCATGGTGGCGATGTTGGGGATACAGCAGATTTGGAACGGCATCCTCGACGCCCTGATCTGGGTGTTGGGCGGCCTGTCCAAAATCTTCGGCGGCTTGGATGAGGTCATCGCCAAAATGGAGGGGATGAAGGCGGATACTGACGCAACCAGTGCCGCCCTCAACGACCTGTCCAACATGACCTATGACGCGGCGATGGCACAGGCTGAGCAGAACGTCACCGTACAGGAGACAACTGAGAGTTTGAACGCCATGAACGCCGCGCTCGTCAACGTGCCGAGCGGCTACAAGGTGGCGCTTGCCCGATTCGCAGCGATGAGCGAGGGGCGTTGGGGTTCGTCCATGATTGCCGACCTCCAAATCCCCGCGATGGCATCGGGCGGTGTCACCCTCGGTCCTACCCTGGCCCTGGTCGGGGAGCGCGGCCCGGAGGCGGTGATCCCGCTTGACCGGCTGAGCGAGTTCGGGGGCGGGGGAGGTCGCGCTGCCATCGTCATCACCGGGGATGTGTATGTCTCCGCTGACGACCCGGAGACATTTATGAATCAACTGGAACGAGTGGCCGCGAAACGGAACTTTCAGCAAACCGGGTCCACAATTGCGAGCCGTAACGGCTTCTCAGTAGGGAGGCGATAATGGCGTGGTTGAAGGCCAACAACTTTGAGGTACCTGTTGCCGATGGGCAGGCAGACGAAAGCATCCAGAGCATCGGCGACACGGCGCGGGCATGGGACGGGACACTTGTGACCACCACGATCGCGCTGAAACGCACCATCGACCTGACAACTCCCCCGCTTGCCGCTGCCGACGCAGAGCCGTTGCGGTGCCTGTTGCAAGGCGGGGATGTGATTGGGCAGTCGTGGAGTTTCGACGATACCAACGGCAATAACTGGCAGTGGTCAAGCAAGGGGCTGGGCAAGGCATCCGGTACAGGCTCCTCTCTGGGCAGCGGCAAGTTCGGGGCGGGGGTGCGGATTGCGGCGGGGGGTCAGGTGACATGGGTTCCGGGGGCGGCTACCAACTGGACGGTGATGGTGTGGCGGAAAAACCTGGGTGTTTGGCGCCATTGGGTACTCTGCTCGGACGGCACCCAATATCAGGACGGCGCCGCCTATGTTGGGTCAATCACTTGGATCGCCTTCAGTGGGTCTACCCTGACGCTTGGGGATTCCGGGTCCAGCGGTAACCAGGATTTCGACGACCTTGTGTTTCTGCCGTGCGTCGTCACCGCAGACATGGCAGCGGCTTTCGCGGCGTCTACCGTGGCGTTCTCAGAACTCCCCCGCCTCACCCTGACCGGTGACGTTATTCCCGAGGGCACGCGCACGGTGGAGGCTGAGGATGTGCGAACAACACCCTTGCAAGCGGCACTCTCGGGCGGCTGGACGGCAACGGCGCGGCAAATTGCGGTGTCGCTGGTGGAGGCATAGTGCGGACTCTCAGCGAACAGGAAGAACGCATCTATAGCCAGTCCAACCGGGGGCTGGCGCTACGGGTCAAGATTGCCGATTCGGGCGGCACTTTGCAGGACATTGAGGACACAGCGGGCGGGCCGTGGCTTCTGGGCGCAGAGTGGGGGGAGGATGTGGATAGCCCAGGTCAGACGGCTACAATCGACCTCCGTACCACGAACGACCTGAACCAGCTTTCCCCCCTCGCCGTTGAGGCACGTCAGGCGGGGGTGATTGCGCTCTACCGGGCAGTCACGATTGAGGTGGCGATTCTGCCGTTTGGAGCCACCCCTTCGGTCTGGGTAGAGGTGTTTCGGGGGAAGATCGACAGCATTTCCTGGCCGGGCGGCGTCATGCAGTTGTCGTGCCGGGACCAGATCGCGCAGTTGCAGGACCGGCTTATCGAGGTTCCAGCGGTATTTAGCACCACCTTTGGTACCGCCCTGGAAACGGTCCTGCAAGACATCCTCGACGACACCCTGGGCATTGACGCCCCCACCCTGTACACGCCCACCTCGCCGGGCTGGAACATTACGCAGTTCACAACGACACAACAGAGCGTCATCGAGCAACTGACGCTCCTGACGGACCAGATCGGGTGGAACCTGCGCTACCGATGGGATTCGGGAACCTCGGCGTTTCGCCTGACGTTGTACGAGCCTGACCGGTCCAGCACGACGAGCCTCTACACCTTTGGCCCTGACCGGGTGTTGTCGTGGGGTTCTCTGGATTTGTCGCTTGAGAATATCCGGAACGTCTGCGTTGTGACCTACGGGGATGCGGCCAACATCAACGCAGACGGACAGCCCGAACCCACCACGGAAACGGTCGAGGATTCGGGGTCGATTGCCTCCTACGGGCGCCGCGTCATCCTGATTACCGAGGATGCAAGTAGCAATATCGACACCTCGACCGAGGCGGTCGATATGGCCACTGCCATCGTCAGTGACCTTGCGAATCCGCTTTCCGACGCCAGCGTAGAGATTCCCTTCTTCCATGCGGTTGAGCTTGAGGACTTGTACACGTTTGAGGCGGATCGTTTCCACGTTGACGACGACACCGTGTGGGGCGTGGTGGGCTACCGCCACCGGCTACGCAGCGACAGCGCCCGCACCACCTTGACACTTCGGGGCGCCAAGGCGAGCGGGGGCGTCATCCGGTGGCTACGGAAGGAGGCACGGGTGGGGGTGGCGCCCTTGCAGCAGACGATAGGGCCTGAGGTATCCGGGGGCGCGGGCGAGTCCGGGCCGGGAACGGTGGGGCTGGCGTTCGACCTCGGCATCAACCGGGGGATGACCATGGACCGGGCGTATGAGGTCCATGCGGGGCTGCCTGGCTTCGCGGCGGATCGTTCGTTTGGATCGGCGACGTTTGTGGGGCGCTTTGAACGGTTGGTGCGGAGTCAGATTTACGCGGATCTGGCCGGGCGTTTGCCGATTGGGGAGCTGGTGGATGTTGTGATCTTCCCCATTGACCACCTTGGAAACGCGGGGTCCGAGATCCGGCTGAGCGACCAGGTGGCGAGCCGGTTGGGCACCCACTTTCTTGAGCAAGGTCAACGCTTTGCAGGCTCGTTTTTTGGCAGTGTGTTCGCCATGCAGGGGCGTGGCAGCGGCTATCCGCCGGACGGGTGGCATATGGAGATCGGGACCTGGGTCGATGACGTTGACCTCGACGACGGTGCCATCTACTCCAGTCCCCAGACCGGGCTTTACGCGCTGACGTTGAAGAATACCGCTATTTCGACGACGCTTTACAGCGACAAGGTACCCGTCACCCACGGGCGCCGCTACCACTGGCAGGCCAACATTCGGGCGTCATCGACCTCGTACAGCGTTGTTGTCGCGGCAGAGTGGCTGGATACAGCAGATACCGTAGTCGCAACGTCATATTTACAGAATGGGGTGCTTGCTGCCTCTGGAACGTGGACCCCGCTCCGCATGACGGCGTCTCCTCCGTCAGGCGCGGTGTCGGTCAGGTTCTACGTCGAAAAGGCAGCGAGCGCCTTTTATGTGTCGGTTGATAAGCTTCTCTGGGAGGAATACGCCCCCACGGTCGAAAGCGAGGTTTACCGCGTCAATGTCCGCGACGACTTCGTAGGTGGTGACGACAACGGGCGCATCGGGGATCTGGGCTGGCAGGTGGGATGGGTGGGAACCGGGGATGCCTCTGCCATCACGACGATTGGGGCGCAACGATACCCGGCGATCTCCGGAGCGTTCTCTTGGACCCGAGCAGGCGTTGTGCAGTTGACTACCCCTTCGGATTCGGGCGGTCCTATGCAGGACATGGGCACCCTGATTGCGATTGGCACCGGCGACAACCCGGCGTTCTATGGGCTACCCCCCGAGGGCGTCGAGTGCCGTATTCGGCTGCAATTGTCGGGGGGGGATACCGAGGTGCAGACGTGGGCGGGGCTGTGGAGCAGTACCACGTTGCTACCGGACCCAGGTTTGACCTTGGATATAACCGGGGTGGGCTTCGCATACCGGGTGACGGTGGCGGGCGGCAACTGGAGCGGGATTGTGCGGGATGGCACGTCCGAAACCACGGTTGACCTGGGCTTCGCGGCGTCGGATGGGTGGGTGGAACTTGGGTGGCGACGCACCGCGTCAGGGGTTCAGTTTATGGTCAACGGGGAGGATGTGGGGAGCGAGGTCACAACGAACCTGCCAGACAGTAGCGACGCGCAAACGCCGGTTATTGCAGTGTTGACAACGAACGGCAGCGCGAAGATGCTTGACGTGGACACGTTCCTGGTTGTAGGGGACATCCAGCGATGAGTTTCCAGTCTGCCATCTCCTGGCTTCGCAATTTCACCCTCAGTGTGAAGGGGCAGTTTCGCGTCAGCCCCAACGACGGGCAGGCGCGGATTTATACAACTTCGGAGCAGGTTCTTGAGAACCAGGGCAACAAGAGCGCGGCGAACGGCTACGCCTCGCTGAACAGCAGCGGGTATGTGCCGGTTGGGGAGTTGGGCAGTGGCGCCACAGGTGGGGGGTCGAGGTTCCTGGCCGATGACTACACCTGGAAGGCGGGCGGGGGAGGCGGAGGGACCACCGACCACACCGCCCTGAGCAATCTGCTCTGGACCGACTCCGACCACACTGGTACCGCCAATCGTATCGCCGCGTTTGATGGCAGCGGGAACGCCAACTATTTGCAGGTGGGCGTTGATGTCCAAGCCTACGATGCCGACCTCACTGCCCTCGCCGCCCTTGGGGATGGCCTGCCCTACCGGACTGGAGGCACATGGGGAGCCTACTCGCTTGGAACCGGGCTACAAACATCCGGCTCAAGTATCCGGCTTGACCCTACGGTATACCAGCCCCTTGACGCCGACCTCACCGCCCTCGCCGCCCTGGCCAGCACCGGCCT